GAGGTCCATAGCAGCGACGCTGGGTGGGTAGTCCCGACCTCCAGTATCGACGACATCTTGGAGGTCGCTCCGTGACCCTCTTCCTGTTTGTCCTCGTCGTGATCCTGCTCGCGGCCGTGCAGCTCGGCTTCCTGTGGTGGATCCGGCGGCCTGTTCAGCCGCCTCAGCAGGACTTCACGAAAAAGCCCCCCCAGATAGGGATTAATCGGTATCGGGGGGAACCCTTCGGCGACACGTTCTTTCTTCCAATCCAGCTGCCCCAGGATCGGGTCTCGGAGCTTTTCTCGTTCCACGTCAAACCAGCGCGGCCCTACGACTGGGCGGCCGATCGCGCTTTCTCGGCGAGGAGGCCAACGTGAGCCCGCAAGAGTTCCTAGTCCGGCACTCGGCCAAGGAGGGCGTCCTGCGCAGCATCGGCGCGCCGCCCAACGGGATCATCGGCCTGCAGATGGGGGAGGGTGGGGCGACTTGGACGGTCAATTTCAAGCGTCAGCCGCCGGAGACGCCCGGCACGATTCATATTGCCGAGGGAACTGCCCAGGAGGCGGCCCTCGAGGCCGAGCCGCTCGAGCTTTCAGAGCTGATCCCTGCCTGCGAGGGCCAGCGCGAGCTCTTCTCGCTCTGCACCACCATCATCGGGTCGACGCAGGCTGTGGTCGGCCGCGTCGCCCCTGACCGCGACTTCCTCACGATCCGCGCCACGGTCGATCTGCTCGAAGAAACGCTGATGGCGGTCGAAGAGGCGGTACGGCTGCGGTGGTGATCGTGAGGCTCTTGCGCTGGCTGCGCCGGATTGCGCCGGCCAGGGAAATCACCCTACGAGTTCGACGGGAGGCACGTCGTGGCCGATAACACGCAGTCCACTGAGGTACCGGACTCGGCAATTCATCCAGCGGCGAAGGTCATCGCCCAGGCGCTTCGTCACCGTGGCGAGCAGATCGAACGCGGCACGATGGGCGACCGGCAAACCGAAACGCCGAACCAGATCGCTGAGCGCGCTCTCGCCGCCGCTCTACCTGTCCTCCGCAAACAGGGAGCCGAGGAAGAGAGGGAGCGGCTGGCAATCCCGGAGGCCAAGCTACTGGCCGCTTTGGAGGCGGTGCGGCGAGAAGTAAGGGGCTGGGCCGACAGGGCAGAGCGCGACGGAAACAACCGTGAAGCCGAGACGCTTGACGCGGCAGTCGAGGCGTTCGCTTTGGACACCCCGGAGCGCATCCTCGCCGCTTTCGAGGAGGCCCTCAAACGGGGAGCCGACCAGGAGCGTCAGCGGCTTAAGGAGGCGCTGGGGCCGATCAAGCAAATCCTTGACCTCGAAATCGAGCGCTGCCAGGAGCTTGGCGACGTTTGGGACACAGAGGCCGACCAGATTGATGTTGCGACTCCGGTCGACCCCCGAGACCGTGCCCGCTTCTTCTACGGCCAGCGCGAGAAGCTCAAAGAGGTCCGCGCTTCACTCGCCGTCCTAGACACCCTGGAGGCCGACCGTGGCTGAGGGGGTGGAGCGGTTCGAAGCACCGAAGGTCGGCAAGCGGATCTGGCGGGAGTCAATGGAGCCGGACGCGTCCGGGCTGTACTGCTGGTTCTCCGACTACGAGAAGGAGAAGACGCGAGCGGATGAACTGGCCGCGACGGACGAGGCTCAGCTTGAAAACCGCATCCTCGAACTCGAAGCCCAACGCGACCAAGCCCGCCAAGAGGTACTAGAGGTGCGGGAGGCGGTTCAGCCCGCGCTCGACATGGCAGAGGAGCTAGCTGAACGGGTTAACCAGGAGCTAGGCGACTACACCGCCTATTCGAGCGCAATGGAACTGGTCCACGAAGCCGAAGCCACCCTCGATCCCTCCGGGAAGCAGAAGCACGGACACGTCTGCGAGCCCGAGCGGCCCTGCGAGCCGAACGACCATCTGTGCGCTAACTATCCCTCCGGGGAGGACTGCGCCCCGTGCGAAGGCACCGGCTTTCTTGATGCGTTCCGCCTCGGGCCGACGGGGCCATTTGAACGCGATCGCCCCTGCTACTACTGCGAAGGCACCGGCAAGAAGCCTGTCGCCGAACCCTCCGGGGAGCAGGGGGAGGAGGAGAGCCTGCAAGAGCGGCGAGAGCGCGTAGGCCGTGACGCTGAGGAGAAGCTCCGACGCGTGAGCCGGATCATCGAGAACGGTCAGAGCGGCGGGCGGTCGGACGCCGAGATTCTCGAAACGATCCGCGACGCCTTGGAAAGCGCAACCGCGCCGTGGCCGCCCAGTCAGCTACGTGCTTCTTCTAAGGAGGTGGGAGACGATGGCGATGCTTAGCGGCTTCTGCTCAAAAGGCCACCCGGTTGAGGCCTTCATCGCGAGCGACGACATACGCCGCGACGGCGAGAACGGCGTGATCGCGGTGACCGGCGTCGAGGACGTTACATGCGGTCGGTGTGGTGCCCTGATCGCTGCGATTGCCGAGGAGCCACACACCCGATGAGTAAGCAGGGGAAGGCGGCGCAGACGCTGCCGCAAATCGCGAAGCGGGCTGGGATCGGCTACCGCACTCTGAAGTCCTGGGAGAGCAAAGGGCTGATCGTCCCGAGCATCGCCCGCAATGACACTGGCAAGCCGGGTTGCCCTGACCTCTACAGCGAGCAGGACGCTCAAGTCGCCATCAGCTTGGTGAACCTTCGCCGCCGCGGTCTCGATATGACCGCCCTCGGTGCCGTCGCTGCTGCGTGGCGGGCTGGGCGCTTCCCTGAGTGCCCGGTCTGCCATCGCACCGATCTGAAGGTTCCGGTGGTCGACCATGAGTAAGCAGGTAGAGGCGATCGACCCGATCGATCTGCGCACCTTCCCGCCGGTCACGCCGCTGACGGAGGTGCCCGACACCTACCGGCAGACGTTCCTCGCCAAGGCGACGGAGTGCCCCCGCTCGGCCTATCTCTACCTCAAGTATCACGGCGGGGCACTGACCCACCCGCTCGCCGGCGGCACGCTGCTTCACCGAGCAGTCGAGCGCTTCATCATCACCCTGATCGAAGGCAACGAACGGATGGGCCCTCCCGAAGTCGCCAAGGACATCCTCAACGAGGTGCTGGTCGAGAGCACCGACTTGACGGTCTCGCCCGACCGCTTCGACTCGCTGCGGTCGATGATGTTCCACGTGGCCGAGGGCCTGCGCATCGACCCCGCGAAGGTCCTGGGCGTCGAGATCCCGGTCTCGCTCGAGGTCAACGGCCGGCTCGTCACCGGCACGATCGACTTCGCTGAAGGCGACGACAACTCGATCACGGTCTTCGATTGGAAGTCCGCCTTCTACAACGCCGAGCGCCTCGACGATGACGACGAGGAATACGTCCCCACGAAGGAAGAGTGGCCGGGGACATTCCAGCTGGTGCTCTACGCGCTCTCTCTCGCCGAGGGCTCGATCGACGGCTCGCCCTTTGGCTTCAGCCACGTGCCCGAGTTCCGTCTCCGCCAGGTGCACCCCCGCCAGTTCTGGCAGAACGAGGGCGAAATGGCCTACCGCGAAGCGGTGATCAGCCGCGACGCGCTCCTCGATTGGCGCCTCTACTTGGAGGCGATCGTCGCCCAAGTCGACCGGGCGATGGTCGACTGGCAGTGGCCGGCGATCATGGGCCACCACTGTGACTATTGCCCGGCCTCGGCAGAGTGCCCGATTCCGGCGCCGCTGCGCGAGTTCCGCGGCGAGATCCGCACCGAAGAGGATGCGATCAGGGCGGCGATCCTGTGGGAGCGCAACGACCTCTACCGCAAAACCATCTGGGAGGCGATCAAAGGCTACGCCAAGGCGACCGGCAAGCCGATCCGCTACGGCAAAGACCTCGAGCTGCGGTGGAAGAAGATCGAGAGCGAAAAGCTGAAGGACAAAGTCAGCGTCCCCGGCTCCGGCAAGAAGGTCAAGGGGCGCGTCGGCCTGCGTGGCGCGATCACCCGCGCCGAAGAGCTCGGCATCCCCGTCGACTGGTCCGAGTTCTTCTCCCAGAGCGTCAGCACCCGGCTTACCCGACGGACACTCACACCCAACGAGCTCGCGGCCGAGAAAACCAGGGCGCGCGAGCAGGAGGCGCAATGAACGAGAACCCCAACCAAGAGCCAATCCGTTCCCTCGAGATCCCTGCGGAGGCCCCGAGCAACCCCTACCGGCATCCCCGACCCGGGGATATTGCTGGCGTTAGCGGCACCCCCCACGATCGCCGCGCGAAGGGGCTCGACGGCGACATGCTCGACTCGCTGCTCAGGAGCCGGATGGTCGAAGGAATGCAACTCGGTCACGAAGATGGCTACCAGGCCGCCGCCAAGGCCTACGCGAACATCTACGACGAGGGCTGGCGGCTTGGCAGGGGCGAGGGCTACACCCAGGGCTACAGCGCCGTGATGCCGCTTGCGGTGACCACCCTCGAAAAAGCCAAGGAGCTGTTTGACGAGATCGCCGCGAAGACCGGCAGCGATGAGATCAAGGCGCTGTGCCAGCGCGGCAACCAGGCGATCATCGGGACATTCGAACGCCTATGAGGGGCCAAATTCAGTACCGATTTATGCCATTTTCAGAAGAGACGAGGGCCGCGCGGTGACTTGCGACGAGTTGGCCCATATTTGGAGTGACCGCTGGCCGCGTCCCGATGTAGAGACCAACCGTCATAACCGGCGGATGGTCCGGACCTTCGCCACCGCCTTCGCCGGCCGTGACCCGGAAGACATCGACGTCCCCGAGGCGCGGACCTGGGCGCTCGCGAACCCGGGCAAGGTGCGTTACGTCCGGGCGATGCTCAACGACGCCCTCGTGGACGGCCTGATCCAGAGCCACGTCTTCGCCAGCTTGCGGCTTCCCCAGCCTGAGGAAGAGTCGATCACGGTCCCAACTGACAGGCAGATCAAGAAGCTCGAGGCAAATGCCGATGGCATCCTGTATGACGCGATCGTGCTCGCCAAGCGCACCGGTCTCCGTCAGGGTGAGCTTCGGGCCCTCGCAGCCGAGGACATCCCCAAGGCTCGCAGCCGACTCGACGTGGAATGGCAGATCACCCGGGATGGTCGTCTGAAGCGACCGAAGAAAGGCAGCACCGGGCGGATCCTCCTACCCTCGGATGCGGCTCGATCCGTTGCGCGGCGATGTGAACTCGCGACCCCAGAGACGCCCGTGCGTCCCGATCGCCTCTTCCCGCTCAGCCGCGACCAGCTTCAGACCCGGTGGAAGGCCGTGCGTCTCGCCGCCGGCGTCTGGATCCGCTGGCACGACCTGCGCCACTACTGTGCGACCTGGATGCTCGACGCCGGCGCCACCACCGAGGACGTCGCGCGGCAGCTCCGGTGTGATGAGCAACTCGTCCGCCAGCGCTACGGTCACCCCGACCGTGAGAAGGCGCTGGCGCGGCTGGAGAGCTTGGTGTCCTGATGGGCAGGAGGTCACCAAATTGTTGGAGTGTGGGCGATCTTGTTTCGGTGCCCGGCCGCGAGATCATGGAATCAGTGCATAACCGAGCAATGGTGCCCGAGCCAATCGACTGCGCACGTATCAAGGCAATTGCCGGGAAACGGGCACTTCTCGAGGTCGAGGGTACCTCTCACTTTGGGGTCCGCGTTCACACCACGTACCCCTTCGACGATTGGCAGCCACTTTCCAAGTTGGTCGAGGCTGGACACTGATGGCACACCGCGACCTTGAGCTGATCGAACTCACCCGCAAGTGGCGGGACGCCGTCGTCTTCGACGCTCGGGAGGGGTATCCAACCCGGCTACGGTCATGCTGGTTCGGCACTCGCGAGGGTCTCAGCGTCGATCTCTGTGAGGGGACGATCGAAGGCGCGCACTGGTTGAAGCGTCAGCGCGTTCGGCACGCCTTGGAGGCGCTCGGCTTCGACCGGGAGTTGATCCAACTCGCCGAATGGGATCCGCGCAACGGTGTCCCCGCTTGCGAAAAGCACCACCAGCGCTTCGACTCTCAGCGGATGCCGCCCCTGGTCGTGCCACGTCGGCTCGTCCCCCTGCACGTCGTCGACTTCACCGCGGCCTGGGGCCTCGAGACCCAACTCGAAGATCGCTGCCCGGGGGCGGCCTGATATGGACATCCCAGTACTGAGTAGAAGGTCATACTCCCTAGTTGACCCCCCGGTCTACGAGATCGTGGTCCCCGGCGATCCGATCCCGTGGTCGGCCGGTACCAACCCCAAGAGCGGCGGCAAGATCATCCCCGGGCGCGTCACCGCACAGGTCGGCAAGATCGTCGAAGAGTGGAGACGTTGCCACGGCCACCGCGAGATCTGGCTGGAGAAGGGGCGACCGGTCCAGCTCGGCGTCAAGTTCTACGTGACCCGGCCGAAAACGACGCACTACGGCTCGGGCCGCAACGCCCGCACGCTCAACGCCGCCGGCATGGCCTCCCGCTTCCCGACCGGCCGTCCCGACCTCTCCAACCTGGTCAAGCTCGCCGAGGACGCCCTGACGGGCCTCGTGTGGCAGGACGACGACCAGGTGGTGCGCCTGCATCCGTCGCCGTCGAAGGATTGGGTCGAATGGTGGGAGCAGGCCCGCACGGTGATCAAAGTGACGCCGTTGTGAAGGACGAGCGCAGCACCGGTGGCTCCCGGCCAAAAACCTGGCGATACCGCCTCAAGGAGGACGAGTGGCAGGAGCTGCTCGCCGAGAAGAAGGTGCCGGCGGAGGGTCGCCGCGTGCCCTCGAACATCCTGCGTAAACCGCTCGAGCTCCCCCCGATGGAGCGGGTGCAGAAATGAAGCTCAGCCACGGCACGATGGGCCTCGCGGTGGGCGGTCGGCTCCCTGTGGTGCAGATCGAGACCCGGCCGCCGGTCAACGATGGCAAGCCGATCGAGACCGACTACGGGCCTTCCGTGGCCGACAACGGCCTGACGATCTACTACAGCGACGCCCCGGCGCTGCCGACTGAGCCGACCATTGACGACTGCCACCCGATCTGCGTGCATTGCATCTTGCGCGCCCACCCCACGATCGGCCGCGGTCTGAAGGTTGCCGAGCGCCACGGGTGCGCCGTCTTCGTTGGCGGCAAGTGGCAGCCGGCCAGGAAGACGACAACGTGATCGAGCTCAACGATTGGCTACGCGAAGAGCTGCGCCGCCGCGCGCTCGCCGATGACCCCGAGGAGTGCTGTGGGCTGATCTCACGGGGTCCGGCGACCGATCGCTACCCGGAGGGCCGACTCCACCTCTACGGGGCTGTCAACGCCGCTGAGAGCCCCACGGACAGCTTCCTGATCGCACCCCGTGACCAGATCGCGATCCTCAAGCAGATCGAGACCGACGGCCACGACCTCGTGGGGATCTATCACAGCCATCCGAAGGGCCACCCCGACCCATCGCAGCGCGATCGTCAAATCGCGAGGTCGTGGCCGGGGCTGACGTGGGTGATAGTCGGTCGAGCCCGTTGCCTCGGATGCGGTGGGAGCGGTTGGCAGAGCGTTGACCACGACCTTGAGTTCGACCAGGAACTGTGCCCGTACTGCGGGGGCGATGGTCTCGGGCCCAACCCCGATTTCTTCGCCGGCATCCTCTAACGAAAACGGCCGCCCACTCGCCTTTCGTGCGAGGGGCGGCCGTAGGCAATACCGAGAGCTCCAACCGGCGCGGACTCTAGCAGTCGCGCCCGGTTCCAGAAAGACAAACGGCCCCTCGAAAGGAGCCGTCCGACCGGGGGGCTATTGCTTCCCCTACCTTGAATCTCCCCTCCATTACACATTGAGCGCCGGACAGACCGACCTCCCGCCTCTCTGCCCGGACTGCGGACGCCGCCATGAGCGCGGTGACTTCGACCGCTGTGCGCTAGCTGAGATCACCCCGGCGCCTCCGGAGGGGACCTGTACCACAAATGAAAAGGAGGCTGCCTGATGGAGACAGCCACGGAAGAGCGAACGGCCCCAGAGGCCGTGCAGGAGGACGACGGCTTGGGCGAGGCCAGCATCGATGACGGAACAGGCATCCCCGGCGGTGCTCAGCCCGGTGACGACGGCTACGTGCCGCCGCCCGAGGGCGAGGAGTCACCGGCCGGCGAGCCCCCGACGCCGGCGGCCGAGTTGCCCGACGACGGCGCCGAAGACGAGGCGCCCAAAACCGAGCTGACGATCGGCAGCAACCGCCAGCTCGGTCTCAAGGTCGGCGGCCGGGTGCCCGATTCGTGCGTCCTGAAGTTGAAGGGCGGCAAGATCGAGCTCGCGGGTCAGTTCGACCGCAGCGATCGCTTCCTGACCGTTTCGACCTTGCAGGTGACGGGCGACAACGACCAGGACACGATCAACAAGCTCAGCGGCGAGGTCAAGTCGACCTCCAAGGCGCAGTCGGCCACGCTGTGCGGGATCCTGCGCCTCGAGGAATACCTCGAGCAGCGCCTCCCCGAGTCCCTCGTCAAGCCGGTGTTCGAGGCTCTCGAGCTCGAGCTACCGGAGGCCGAGTAGCCGTGAGGGAGGCGGAGCCAACGGCGAAGCGGTCGGTTCCGCCTCCCGGCTACACGCAGATTCCCAACGCGCTCTTCGACGAGTACCTGCTCGAGTGCTCTGGCTCCGAGTGGCAGGTGCTTTCGATGATCGCTCGGCAGACGTTCGGCTGGGGGGTTGAAATGCGTCTTCTCAGCACCGGCCAACTGGCCGGGCTAACCGGGCTTTCTCGACAGGCCGTATCGGGCGCCCTCACTGGCCTCCTCAAGAAGGGAATGGTCGACCGCCGACACGCCAAATCCAACCGCTGGCTTTATGGCATCCCTGTTAAGAAAGTAGACGCAGCCCAGAAAGTAGGCAGCCCAGAAAGTAGGCAGCCCTCGACGCCTGGGTGTCAAAAAAGTAGGCAGCCACTAATAAGGAAAGAAAACAACAAAGAGAAAGAAAGTGCCTCCGGCGGTGAGTCAGTCAACAAAGATGACACCGGCCACATCCAAGAACTCTTCGATCTCTGGCGATCCTTGACCGGACGCAACGGCTCGACACAGCTCACCGCGAAGCGCCGCAGCCATCTTCGGGCCCGCTTGGCTGATAGTTCCATCGACGAACTCCGCGATGCGATCCGAGGTCTCGCTGGCAGCCGCTGGCACGTCGAGAAGGGCAAAACTGATTTCGAACTGATCTTCCGTAGCCGGGAGCGCGTGGAGTTCTGCCTCGAGAAGCTCAAAGCGCCATCCTCGGAACGCGTTCCGTTGCCCGGAGAAGCCAATCCTCGGGCGGCCTACGACACCACGAAGCGCAATCCCGAACTGGCGCCGTGAAAATCGCGACGCTCGAAGAGCTCGACCGCCTCGTCCCCCTGGAGACCGTGCAGAGCGAGAACGGCCCTGTGTGGCAGATCAACACCAAATGCCGGTCGTGCCAGGTCGAGATCAAGCTGCGCAGCGATCTCAAGCCCAACGGGATCGCCCGCGCGATCGCTGCCGGCAGGGCGCCGCGGATCGTCAACGGGCTGATGTGCGACGAATGCGAGGCCCGCGAAGAGGAACGTGAGGCCCGTGAGAACCACGCCGCCGCGCTGCGCGAACGGCTCTCGGCCTCCAACCTGCCGAAAGCGCTCCACGGCTTCTACTTCAACGAAATGCTGCCCGAGGAAGGCCGCAAGTACGTCGTCGACCAGGTGCGCAAATGGGCGGAGATCGAGCGTCCCGGCGGGATGTGCCTGTGGGGCGACGTCGGTACCGGGAAGACCCGGCTGGCGGCCACGGCGGCCTGGTCGAGGCTCCAACAGTGGGACGTGCGCTGGGTGTCGATGCCGGTGCTAATCGCCCAGCTCGGCGCCGCCTTCAACGACAAAGCCCGCAAGGAGGCGATCTCGGTACTCGCCGGCAAGGGCGCGCTGATCCTCGACGACCTCGACAAGATCAATCCGAGCGAGTGGGCGATCAACCAGGTCTTCGCCGCGATCGACACGCGTCTGCAGGCCGGCGCCGCGCTGCTGATCACGACCAACCTGCCGCCCACCCAGATCGGCGACAAGTTCGGCGACGCCGTGATGTCGCGCGTGGCCGGTCTCGACGTCTTCGAGCTCCCCGGCCGCGACAACCGCCTTTCACTTGAGCAGTCCAACCAATCCGAGGAGAGCAATGGCTAACTGCAAATACTGCGGCGAGGGGATCATCTGGGCGAAGACAGCGAGCGGGAGGATGACGCCGATGGACCACTCGCCGGTCGACGACGGTGAGTGGACCCTCGACTTCAACGGCAGCACCGATCCACCCCGAGCGCGCCGTGCTGAGGCTGGGACGGAATTGCGCTATAAGCCGCACTGGGCAACGTGTACGGCCGCCCAGAAGGCACGCGAGGATGCTCGGCGGCGTCGCGGTGAGTAAACCTCCGGTTATCCTCGATCTCTTCTGCGGCGCCGGAGGGTGCACGAAGGGCTACCAGGACGCCGGCTTCCAAGTGGTTGGCGTGGATGTCAATCCGCAGCCCAACTACTGCGGCGACACATTTATTCAGGCGGACGCGCTGGAGATGGCGACGGCCTTGGCGAAAGACGGCGCGCTGTTCTGTGGGCCGGGGCTTACGATTCTGATGCCCGACGCTGTCCATGCCTCACCGCCGTGTCCTCGATACAGCACGATCACCCCCAGCAACGCTCGAGGGCGCCACCCGGACCTGATCGCCCGCATCCGCGAGCTCCTTATCGCCGCCGGTCTGCCTTACGTAATCGAGAACGTGGTCGGTTCGCCTCTTCACGACCCTGTCCGGCTCTGCGGCTCTAGCTTCGGCCTGAACCTTCGCCGTCACCGCCTCTTCGAGAGCAACTTCCCCATCAAACCTTTGTCCTGTGACCACTCCTGGCAGACGCCTCGTTTCCAGTCTCTCGATAAGCGCATGGCCGATCGAGGCCAGCTCGCCACAGTCGTAGGCGTCCACGGCAACTGCAACTACTCGGGCGAGTTTGCCCTCCGCCAAGCAGCAATGGGTATCGACTGGATGACGAACGCCGAGCTGGTGCAGGCCATTCCGCCGGCCTATATCCACTACATCGGCGGATACCTCACGGCGGCGTTGTGAAGCTCTGTTGGCGCTCGAGCGACGTCCACGGCGCTCACGATTGCCCGCGCAAGTGGGGACACGAAGGCCCGTGCTACTGGTGGCTGGACTGGGAAGCCGGGGATGGACGCTGGTGCGTGATGGTCTACTCCGGTGAAGCGCAGGGTCGCCAACGCCGTTGCAAGGGGACCTTCAGCGCTCCTCCCAACGCTCGTGACGTCCACAAGCTGCTCAGGACGATCTCACCCCTCAAGAAGCTGGAGATCGCCCATAAAACGCCTGTCAGCGAGCCTCAGCCGCATTCTCGTCCGTTGCAGCTAGTGGTGAGTCGATGACAAACCTGGCGGCACCAAGGGGATGCACCTGTTCTTACGACGCGCTTCTCCCCAACCCTGAGGCGTTGGACCAAATTGCTAAATGTCCGGCGCACGGAGATGTGTCACATTTCCCGACGAGTACTCAAATCGAACGAAAGGTAGTCCGCATGTGGAATCTCTCAGTATCGAAGCCAGTCCCCGGGCCCGAGGTCGTTGGCGCGATCAATGCCCTCGAATTCGAGGGTGAGGCGGCCCAGTACGTGATCGACCAGATCGAAGCCGCCAAGTCGGCCGCTGCGACGCTCTACCTGAGCGGCGCGGTGGGTCCGGTCGACGACCCCGACGTCCACTACCACGTTGGTCTCACTGGTCACGCCAATCCTGGCCACGTGCCGACGGCCGGCTACGACAACGACACTCTGTCGGTGCATGTGTTCCAGGCGGCCCCGGTCACGACGCCCGAGGCGCCCGATCCTGCCCCGGAAGATGCTCCTCAGCCGGAACCGACCCCGCCACTCGAGACCCCGCCAGCCAACGAAGAGGGCGTGACGGGGTCGGAAGAGACGCCAACGGCGCCGCCGACCCCGCCGATTCCCGCTTCCGAGGAGGGCGCGAGCTAAGCTCCGTCGCGGGTATAGCCCTTGTCGCAGAAACGGCCCGGCTGAAATATGCCGGGCCGTCTGCGTTTTGGGGAGCCGACCTTATGCGTGACGGTCAGCGCGGTCGACCTAGGCCGACCATCGCCGTAAGCGCGGCGAGCATCACGAGGGCGGGTGCTGGTCCGAAGACAACGACCATTCCGAAGCTCTCGGCGAAGATCAGGGCCAGCAGCACAGCGTCGAGCGGTTTCATTTCTTCGGCCTTCCCCGTCCCGGCCGATCCAACTTCACCCAGGTCCGTACCGCATCCCGTTCCCACACCGGCCCCTGCGCCAGTTCGGCGAGAGGCTTGGGGAAGGTCGGGTGCTTGCGCCAGTTCGCCAGCGTGCGCGAGCTGATCTTGTGGGCTTTGACGATCTCGGCGGGGCCGACCAGCTTGGTGTGACTTTGGGGGCGTGACCATTCACGCAACCAATTCGCCAGGTGGACGGCGCCGCGCTTGGAGAGAGGTACGGCCATTAGTCCAAACGCGGAGATGAGGGCCGTTTGCTCCAGTGCACCCACTCGCGGGAGTACTTGAGCTTCGAGTACGGTCTCCCCGCCGCGGGTCCCCAGGCGTAGAGGGGGGGGACCGTTCCCCTTCGGGTGATGCTCGGAGGCCGTTACGCGGCCGCTCATGGCGCCTCCAATGGCCCATGCGGCCCTTCATTCAAGGCTGCAACCATCGCCCAGTCCCCCCACGCGGGTTCAGCCTTGTGGGCTGTGTGTTTGGGAGAGGCAATGCCGGTGAGCCTACGCGCCTGCGTAAGACTGAGGTTGACCCGCCCTCCCTTCGGAGCATCAAAGAGGAAGCGTCCCTTGACGTAGCCTCCTCGTGTGTAACCGCGCTCTCTGAGCGCTGTTTCCACTGCTCGGGTGCTATCTCTCATCTTTTCCTTTCAATTGAGGCACAACGCGAGCGTTCAGCGCGTCCAACTCGCTTAGATCGAGCGCGGGGACTTCGCCGATCCGATCGCAGATGACCTCATGGATCAGCGAGTCTCGAGCGGGTGCCGGCGTGCCGGCGGGGTAGCGACCGTTCAGCTTCGCCGCGATCCCCGCCGCGTCGGATAGATCGTGTCTCCACGCTATGTCGAGACCGTCTCGGGTATCGCAGACGACGAAACCGCCATCAGGATCTTCGGCCACAAGGGCCAGTGGACCGTGCATTTGCTTCCTCCTTTGGGATTGCTTGGCGCTACAAGGCCGCGCCCCGGAATCGAACCGGGGCGGCGCTCCAAGCGCGGCTAGCTCGGCCGGTAGGGCCAGTCAACTTCGATTCGCAACGTCTCCTCGCTCTCGATCCGGGGAGCGATGCCCAGCCAGTGCGTCTCCGCGTGAGCGACGGCGGCGCGGAACGCGAGTAGCGGTGTCGGCTCCTCGTAGGTCGCTATCTTTTCTTTGCCGAGGTTGATTGTTGCCTTGGCCCTCATCAGACCGTCGCCCCTTCAAGTAGCTCGGCCAGCTCTTCGTCGGCTTCTTTCGCCATCTGCTCAATCGTGAGCGCGCCAGGGATGCCGTAGCCGACACCCACGGCGAGGACCTCGTCGTTGGAGTAGAGGTCGCCCATGCCCTCGCTGATGCAGCGCAGCCGTTCGATGTGCTCTGCGAAGCTCATTCGACCAGCTCCGGCACAACGTGGCGGGCCAGTTCTTCGGCGGTCTCGCGGTCCTCTCCGACCAACTCGACCTCGGCCGAGCCCATCCATGAGTAGCGGTAGAGCACTCGACGGATCTCGTATACCGGCTTCTTGCTCTCAACCGTATGGCCGGCGCCGAAGACCGTGTGGTGTCCGACGGCGCCGCACTCAATCAGCAACCGATCGTCAGGGCCGCCAGTGCCGAGCACGATTTCAAACGTCGTCGTCGCTTCGACGCAGAGCGGGTACTCGTCAAGCAGTCGCTCGGCTTGCTCATTGAGTGGGTCGCCTTCTCGGTCGAAGCCCAAGGCCTCTAGCTTGGCTGCGGAGACCGCAATGACTCCCCTACCGCTGTACCCGGCGGCCTTGGTCAACTCGCTTAGATCATCCAACCTGCCGCGCATGGCGGTCTCTGCGTAGCTCGCTGCGTCTGTCTCATCGACGCCGTTTCGTGTGTCACTCATCGCAAAACCCCTTTCAAGGGTTGGGTTGCTTGGCGATCTATTTGTACCACAGGCGCGCAGAATTGCAACACGGCGCCATCGCGTGCATCTTCTGGCCGCCGATGCCGTGCCTAGCCTGCACGGCATGGGAGCTTCCCCCGACCGATTGACCCCCGCGCAGAAGGACCTGGTCTACGAGCTCAAGCGACAGGGCAAGAGCGGCAAGGAGGTCAAGCGCATCGCTTCGATGGGTCACGAAGGCGTCGACCCGTTTCGAATCTCCGCCTCTCACGCCAACGAGATCTACCGGCTCATCGCTGAGAGCCGTGGCGAGCTGTACACGACGCAGATCGCGGAACTGTCCACGGACGCCGCGCTCGACAAGCTTCAGGCCCGCTTGCTGCGCCTCGCGGAGCGTGAGATCGCGCGCCAGGAGACGAAGGAGCGATCGGGCCGGCTCGACGCCGTGCAGGTGGGCAAACTCGCCACCGCGCTGGAACGGATCCACAAACTGAGCGAGACGCGTGCCGCGACCGCGAAGCCAGCGCGCACCGCGGAAGACGCCGCCGCAGAGCCCGTGCCCTCGAGCTTTGCCGAGCAACTGGCCGAAGGCGACGAGACCGTGCCCGCTGCCGACGTCGTGCTGACGGAGGCACGCGGCGTGCCAGGGCCGAAGCCGAAGCAAAGCGCGCCCGACGAGGCGAAAGCCTTGACCCCGCCGGGCGCTGGCGTGAACGGCGACAGCGTACACGCCGTGCCTGAGGATGCCCCGCTCAACGCCTGAGCAGCGCGAGTTGGCTCGGGTTCTGCGTGCCAAGGGTCACTCCTCCGGGATGATCGCCTACCGTCTTGGCTTCAACCGCAACACGATCTATCGCTGGCTGAATCCTGACAAAGCGAAGATCTACGCGCACAGGAAGAACCTTCGGCGCAAACGCAACCTGCGAAGGGAACGTTCCAGGGATCGGCAACGGGCGCGGCGCCAACGCAAGAGCGTGTGCCCTGTCTGCTCAAGGCCTGCCAAAGGCGCCAACGTCCGTGCCTGCAAGCGCTGCCTTCGCGAGGACCGTGCGTTCATCTACGCCGAGATCGAAACGCTCTGGGCGAAGGGACTCAGCACCAAGGAGATCGCAGCCGAGATGGGCCGATCCTGGTCTTCGATCCAGGGCTACGTGCAACGGATGCGCAAGGTGGGTCGCAACGTTCCGCTACGCCGTGCCCAACGGCCTCCATCTACGTAGTCGTACGGAGTAGAGACGGCGCTTCGCGGTGCGCGCTGTTGCGGTTCGGGTGGAAGGTGGGTTGATGGAGACGACGGTCTTCGCCACTTACCACTAGTAAGCGCATGTAGCGTATGCGATGCACCTCGATCATCACCATGATGCGCGCATATCAGCACCATCCCGCATTGCAGTGCGGTTTGCGGCTGATCGACCATCCACACCGTTCTGTGTAGAGAACGGCGGAGGCGACGCCCCCACCCACCCCTTCGACGCCCGTGGGTTCCCATGCGGCGGCTGTATACCTCCTCCCCCATATCCACGACCAGTCGCTTGACTTGTCATACATTTGTCATACACTGGGGCCTCGAGAGAGACCAACCGCAGCGAGAGGAGACCGGCAAGAAATGGCGACTGACGAGGGCGAACTGGCAGGGGAAATGGCGATGATGGCGGGGGAGTTCGCCGAACCGCGGTGTGGTCACAAGTCCGCGTCGGACGGCCACGTCTGTGCCCGAAGCGCCGGGCACGCCGGGCAGCACGCGGCGAACCGGGTTGAGGGCGCGGTGGGTTTGGTGTTCTGGGGTCACCCAGAACGCGAGGGTGCCGGCGCCGCAATCGGCGTGCTGCGCGACCACGAGGGAGGGCCACCACCGGCATCGACCGCTGGCGCGAAGTTTCACTACGGCGTGATCAAGATGGGGCGACGGCAGTTCGCGACGCGCTTCCGCCCTTGGTATGACGATGTTGAGTTCTGGGAGGCCGGCGAGTGGAGGCCGTACTCGATTGCCGAGTTTCAGAGGCGAGAGATCGAGGCCGGAACGCTCGGGCCGCTTCGCGACGGGCCTGTCCCCGCGGTACCGACGGGCCTGCTGGCTCGGCTGGGTCGCCGGATCGAACGGCGGCATCTGCGCAGTCGGCTCATCTCGGTGAGCAGGGAGCTCACCAAGATCGCCGCCTTCGAGCGCCACAACGCGGAGGTCTGCGGACGGCTCGGACCCGCCGGTGCGATCCTCGAGCAGCGGGCCCTGGGCAAGGCCGACGGCTTCCGGATCGCCGACGACCTGGTCTCGCGGGTGATCGAGGAGCTGCGGTGAGCCGCTACAACCTGATCCAGTTCCGCGTCTCCGACGAGGAGAAGGCCTCGGTGCGCGCCGTGGCGGAGTCCCAGGGCAAGACGACGACCGGGTATTGCCGCGATCTCGTGCTCGCCTCACTCGGTGGCGGCGTCACGATCCCGGTAGCCGGAGGGAGGGAGCGACCCGGCGGTTCCGTTTCTTCGACCGCCGATGCGGGGGCAAAAGCGGACCCGGTGCTGGCGAGGACGGTCGGGGCCATCCCGGTCGACGCCGGCACCACCCCGGGCTCGCTGACACCGAAAGTGCCGCCTATGGTCAACGCCGCCCGCGAGGCGTTCATCGATCAACGCGCGAACGAACTGCACGGTCGCGGCGCTACGACTCAGGTGGCGCGATGGATTGCCGCTCAGGAGTGGGCACGGCGATGAGGGGCTTGCCGCCGATTGGAGACCGCAGTAAGGGTGCGAACGGGAATTGTTCGGCAAACGGCAAGCTCTGCTATCGAACTCGTAAGAAGGCGCTAAAGGCCCCACACGGCCTCAATCAGCCCCACGCCGTCTATCGGTGCATGTTTTGCGATCAGTGGCATATGACCACCCAGGAGCAGCAGGGACAGCGCTCGTGACCGATCACGGTTGGGAACTGCTCTACCTGGCGATGGCGGTCGTGCTGGTCGGAGGTGGTCTGGTGGTGCTCGGCACGGTCGTAATCGGCGGTTTGTGCCACATCTTCCTTTCGGTGTGGTACAACTTCCGCCGTGGCGATCGAGCCCAAACGCGACAAGCAGGTCCGCTTCCGGGTCTACGCGACGGAGGACGAGCATCTGCGCAGGGCCGCAAGGGACGCCGGCTTCGAGGACAAGAGCGCCTATCTGCGCGACGTTCTACTCGCGAAGCACGTCGTCGTCGTCAGGGAGCAGGGAATCGTCCTGATCCCGGCGGCCGCGGCTAGTGAGGAGGACCAGCAGGCGGTCGCGGACCTCTTGACCGAAGTGCTCGAGGCGCTCACCGCGGAGGAGTCGAGTCAGGCGGCAGGCAGCACGGCTTCGGAGCCGCCTGACCCGGCTCCAGCGGTCACTGGCGCCGGTGGTGCACCAGCAGGCGACGGTGCGGAGACTCGAGAGGCTGACGCGCTAGCCTCTGGCGGAGCTGACACCGCCCCCGCGCCGTCGCCAGAGACTTCTCCGGGCGAGGGCGATGGGTTGCTTGGCGCATCCTCGCACGAGCCTCCCGCGGCTATAGACGGGGCCGGTTCAATTCCGGGCCCGGAGAAGACCACGCCGCCCGAGCCAACCGCCGAGCAGCTCGCTGATGAAGCCTCTGGGATGGATATCGATCTCAGCGATGCTGCGCTCGGACCCGAGATCCAGCCCGGCGAGACCCAACTGGCCTACCTCGAACGGCGCACGACCGAGCTCAAGTTCCAGGGGCGCCCCGTCGTCATCGCGCGCTACGAGGCCGAGGCCGAGTACCGCCGCTACGCCGCCGCCGCGATGTCCGGTCTGGCGCCGGATGCCTCGATCGAGCAGCCCACGCCGGGCCCGACCTCTTGCTCGCAGTGCGGAACCGTGAAGCGATCTCCAGGGCCGTGTCCCGACTGCGGCGCACCGGCATGACACTCGACGAAGAGCGCAAGCTCCGAGAGGAACTCATGGCCGTCGCCGCCCTCGCCGCGCGTTACCAGATGGCCCTCGAGGCCGCGGCGGCCTGTGGGTATACAAGCGATGTCGTCGCGATCGTCAAAAAGGCAATCGACCACTAATGGGCCTCCTCTGCTTCGATCTGGACGGCACCTTGGTCGAGTCCGCGCTGGAGGAAGTCGACGGCAAGCTGGGGCCCAGACCCGGCGAGATCTTCACCGAGCCCCGGCTCCGTCCCAACGTCCACGAGGTGGTCAAGACGGCGGCCGAGGAGGGCGACCGCTTTGCGATCGTCACCAATCAGGGCGGCGTGGCCTGGGGCTACGCGACGGAGATCGAGGCGTGGGCGCGGATCGGCCGTGCCGTGGCTCTGCTCGACGGCTTCTTCAGTCAGCCGTTCTCGATTCACGCCTGCTTCGCGCATCCGCGGGCGACGATCGCTCGCTATCGCGAGGGGCATGAGCGGCGCAAGCCCAGCGGGGCGATGATCGTTGAGGCGACGGCAACGCACTACATGGCGGGCGGTACGGATGTGACAATGGTCGGCGACCTCGACGGCGACCGTGAAGCCGCGGACGCGGCTGGAGTTGAGTTCATCCCCGCCGGTACCTTCTTCGACCTCTAGCGCGTCAGGCGCCGCCGCTAGTCTCGCCGCGTGGCGCGACTCCTAAGCACCCAGGGCATCGTCAGGCCCTCTAGCACGCTCCTGGGTCGTGCCAAGCTCCAGGCCTCCAGTACCGCTCCCGTCAAGCCAGCGGCCGTCCCACGGCCTCCGACGGTGCGCAAACCACCCCAGCCGCACCACGCGAGCCTCAGCGACTACCTGTGAGCCCCACGGCCGAGCAGCTCGCCAAAGCGCGAGATCGCCTCCTCACCGACGATCGCTACTACGCACGCAACTGCTTGAGCATCGTCAACCAGGAAGAGCAGATCGTCCGGCTGGATCCAAAGCCGGCGCAGGACCGCTTCCTCGCGATCAAGGTGCGCCAGGAAGCCGAAGACAAGCCGGTGCGGGTCATCGTCCTGAAGGCCCGGCGCGAGGGAATCTCCACGATCGTGCAGGGCTGCATGATCAAGCGGATCTCACAGCGCGAAAACCACAAAGCGCTGGTGCTCGCCCACGACAAGAAGACGTCCTCGGAGATCTTTCAGATCGGCGAGACGATGTACGCCAATCTGCCCAACGAGGAAATCGCCGGGCTGGCGCTGAAGCCGCCGGTGGTGAGCTCGCGCAAAGGGCAGGAAATCAAGCTCGGCGAGCCCTCACGCCAGCGTCGTCTCGAAGGGCACGCCGGTCTCAACTCGAGCTACTACGTCGACACCGCCAACGAGTACGAGGGTGGCCGCGGTTTCACGTACCACAGCCTTCACCTCTCCGAGCTCGCCTTCTACCAGGCGCCCGAGAAGAAGCTCATGGCGATCCTCTCTACGGTCGGCAACCTGCCCGGCACGATGATCGTCATCGAGTCGACGGCCAACGGCTACAATCTCTTCCGTCGGCTCTGGGTCGCCGCGATCTCGGGCAACTCCGACTTCTACCCGCTCTTCATTCCGTGGTACGAGGAGCCCGACTACCAGATCGCCTTCGGTAATGAGGACGATCGGGCCGAATTCATCGCCAAGGTCGGTCAGGGCGAGTTCGGCGAGGACGAGCCGGCGCTGGTCGAGCTTGGCGTCACCCCTGAGCAGCTCGCGTGGCGGCGCTGGGCGATCATCAACCGCTGCCATGGCGACCTGCGGGCGTTCTGGCAGGAGTTCCCGGCCACCTGGGAGGAGGCGTTCCTGTCGACCGGGCGTCAGGTCTTCGCACCGTCGCTGGTTGCCAAGGTGATCGACCGCACTAATCGCACCGATCCGACCGCCCAGCGCGGCGTGATCAAGCCGACCGAATGGGAGGAGTCGACCTACATGGGGCGGGTGATCCAGATCCCGCGCAAGCCCATCTGGGTGCCCGAGGCCGAGGCCGACGTCGGGGTTGCGACGCCGATGTGGCGCCGCTGGGAGGAACCCGACCTCGGTGACCGGCGTGAGGATCCGCCCCGGCCGCCGGGCCAGTACGTGATCACCGCCGACTCGAGCTCCGGCCGCGACACGGCGACCGAGGGCACCGACTACTTCGGTCTTGAGATCATCAACCACCGCACGCTTCAACAGGTCGCGGAGTGGCACGCCCGCGGCATCGACGCCGACGTGGTCGCCCAGGAGCTCTTCCTTGCCGCTCAGCTCTTCGGCCCCGAGTGGTTGCCCTGGGTCGCGATCGAGATCACCGGCGGCTATGGCGTGTCGATCGCGACGCGGCTGTGGCGCTACTTCAAGTACCCGATGCTCTATTTCCGCCGGCCCGCCGAGCAAAAGGGCGAGAAGCCCGAACAGCGCCTGGGCTGGTCGATGGACGTCAAGACGAAGCCCCAGGTCGTCGACCACTTCAAGGAACTTCTGCGCACCGGCCACGACGGGATCCGCTCCAAAGCCCTCGCCAGCGAGGCCCAGACCTTCGTCAAGGACGAGAAGGGCAAGATGGGCGCCGAGGAGGACTACTTCGACGACCTCATCGATCCCTACATGATCGGCCAGTTCATCGCCCACGAAAAGCCCCTGCGGCGCTCGCGCTCGACGTCGCCGGCGCCTCGTAAGGTGCAGGCTCCGACCCTCAGAGTCCGACCACGGAGCTATCAGCGATGAGCAAGATCTGGACACCACCCGGCGCCGGCCCCAAGCACCAGTGCAACGTGCCGGGCTGCGGGGCCACCTTCTACGACCTCGATGACTACATTCCCCACGTCACGAAGTGCGTCGAGCGCAACCGCGGCGCGTTGCTCGACCTCGCCGAGGAGCACGCCGCCGAGGAGGCCGAGAACCCGCTGATCTCCGGGCTGCCCTTCGACGAGGAAGCGATGGAGTTCCAGCGCAAGCGCTACGGCCAGCAGTAGCCGTCCGCTCTGGGTGGTGAACTCTCGGCGACCCGACCGCCGAATCTCAGGAGGATTTCACGCATGGAGAGCGCCACCGTCCCCGCCGATCCGACTCACACGACGCCCTCGGAGCGAGTGTGGGAGATCAACTGCTACTTGGCGACTCAGACGGGTGAGCTGATCCCCGATCCGGTCGAGCTCGAGCGTGCGATGGTGGCCTGCGGCGCGGTCCTCCAGAACATCGGTGGCGTGATGTCGATGGCGGCGGCCCGCGAAGAGATCTCGCCCGGTCGCGTCGCCACCACGAGAATCCTCGTCCGCTGGCACAGCTTCGCGCCGAAGGTCCAAGGCGCCGCGGCTCAGGCGGTTGCGCAGTCGGTCCCCGAGCCGGTCGAGGAGCCCGAGGTCGCTGCGGCTGCCAACGGGAACGGCGCGAGTCCAGAGTAGGCCCCCTTGGCGGACCTGCGGCAGAACCCCGAGGACAAGCAGCTCCTCGAAAAAATCATCCGGCAGCTCGGCCAGTGGGAGCCGTACCACAAACGCTGGATGAAGCGGGCGAACCACTTCTACGCGCTCTACCGCAACTATCAGGACTTCCGCCGTACCCTCCAGGCGACGTCTTCGCCCCGCGGTCAGGACTCGATCGTGCGCGATGCTCAGAGCGAGTTTGGGCCTGAGCTGTTCATCCCGATGTGCTTCTCGACCGTCGAGACGATCGTGCCGGCAATGCTCGCCAGCAACCCCGAGATGACCGTGCTCCCGCGCACGCTCTCCTCGGAAACCAACACGCCGACAATCAAAGGCCTGATCGAAGCCCAGCAGGAACAGATCAAATACCCGCTGAAGCTCCAGACGATCGCCAAGGACGGCTTGATCTACGGCACCGGGATCCAGAAGACGCGCTGGAAAAAGGAATACCGGGTGCAGAAGAGCATGGTCCCCTCGGCGGGTCCCAACGGGATGGTGCAGGCCGAAGTGCTGCACGAGATCTTCGACGACCCCGACGCCGACGCCGTGGACCCGATTGACTTCATCGTCGACCCCTTCTGCGCCAATATCGACTTCGCCGAAGGCGCCTACCACCGCACCTGGCGCTCGACCCGCTACGTCAAGCGGATGGTCGAAAGCCAGCAGTGGCGCAACCTCGACGGACTGAGTGACGATCAGCTCAACGCCCTCGCCGACGGCAAGAAGTACGACGAGGTGTGGAACGAACGGAAAACTGCCGGCGATCCAACTCATGGCGCCGGCGTCTCCCCGGCCGGCGCCGCGGGCAAGCAGGCAGTCCACGAGGTGCTCGAGTTCCACGACGGCGACCAGGTGGTCACGATCCTCGATCGCCAGGTAATCGTCGCCTCCGGGCCGAACCCGAACTGGCACGGCGAGTTGCCGTTCCAGGTCTTCCGCCCGACCGAGGTGACGCACGAGTTCCACGGCATCGGCGAGATCGAGCCGATCGAGCAGCTCCAGGAAGAGCTCAACACTCTGCGCACGCAGCGCCGCTACAACGCCGACCTCGTGCTCCAGCGCACCTTCGCTTACATGGACGGCCACGTCGATCGCGAGGACATCCAGTTTGGGCCCGGCTACGCGATCCCGGTCAACGGCGATCCGCGCGAGCTGCTCTTCCCGATCCCGGTCGGCGACATCCCCGCCTCGGGCTACGAGGAGGAGGACCGCATCGGTGCCGACATCGACCGCACCTCCGGCATCAGCGACGTCATCGCCGGCGCCGGGCTCTCGGGCGGTGGCGACACCGCGACCGGCGTGCAGCTCGTGCAGAGCGCGGCCTCGCGCCGGATCGAAAACAAGACCCGGCGCCTCGAGCTAGAGGTCATCGACCCCGGCGCCCAGCAGTTCGTCAGCCTCTCTCAGCAGCGGATCCTCGCCAATCGCACCGTGAGAATCCCCGCGCGCCCGCAGCCGGGAGAACCCGATCGTCGTTGGGCGTGGCTCGAACTGGGGCCCGAGGCGCTGATGGGCGAATTCGACATCCGCTCCGTCTCTGGCGGCACCCAGCCCGAAAACATCCCCCAAAACCGCGCCGACGCCCAGATGGCAATGACTCTCTTCGGGCAGAACCCGGCGGTCGACCAGCACAAGCTCGTCGAGTGGTCGGTGGGCAAAATGGGCGTCGACCACCCACAGGACTGGCTTGCGCCACCCGAACCGATGGTGCCGGCGGCGACCCTCGACCGGCTCGCCCAGGAAGGGGTACCAAAGGAGCAGCTCGTCAGGGCCCTCACCTCCGCCGGCGGCCCACCGCTGGACGGTGGCAACCCCAATGCCGCGCCCTCCGGCGAGCCTCAGCCCCCAGCGCCGCCCGCTGAAGGCGAGCACGAATCCGCCGGGAGTGAAAAATGAGCGACGTGATCCTTCCGAATGTAATGGAGACCTTCCCGATCGGCACTGTGGTCGGCATCTACCGCGATGCCCTCTTCGACTCAGGTAACCCGACACCGGTCGGCGATCGCATCGGCGAAGCGGTCGTCGCCGAAGACGGCTCACTCAACCTCGGTGAACTCGCCCAGGACGGCAGCACCTATGTGCTCGCCGCTCAGCAGGGTGAAGCCTGGATCGTCTCGCGCTATGCGACGCCGAAACCAAACCCCAACATCGGGCCTCCCGGTAAAGAGGGCGGCGCCGGCCCCATGGGCGAAAAAGGTGAAAAAGGTGACACCGGGGCGACCGGGCCCGAAGGTCGCGCATCCGGCCTGCATTACCTCTACGAAATCAACACCGAAGAAACGGTCTCCGGCGCTCAGCACCTCAAGCTCAACAAAAAACCGGCGTTGATCGAAGAAGCGACGACCATCACGATCAACAACACCGATGCCGACGGAGCGCCCAACGTCGCCTTCCTGCTTTCTTTCGACGACTCGACCAACTCGACTAAAGGCTTCCTCTCTCTGCGCAAGGTCGGCAACCCCGCGGTCGTCGCGATCTTTCGCATCACCGGCGCCGGCACCGTCGTAGGGACGGCGGTGCGCTACCCGGTTGAATGCCTCGTCAAGACTGGGACGTTCGCGGCCGAAGACCTGCTCAACGTCGACTTTAGTCGCGCCGGCGACAAGGGTGAATCTCCCTTTTTCCTAGTAGATGGTTTCAAAACTCCCCAGGATGCGATTAATGCCGCTAATACTGCTGGGGGCGGCACGGTGATTTTCGGATCCAAAACTTATGTTTTGACTAAATCACTCGTGGTTTTCTCGAACGTAACGCTTACGGGCACAGGCACCGTACTAACGGCAGCGAATCAATCGTTCACTCTAATCCGCAACTTTCGCGCGACGGTTAAAGCGGGTGAAGGCGATGTAAATATCGGAATCTGCAATCTCATCCTTGACGGTCAATCGGTGTCTGCGGCGACCGATGCACGTCGTGGCTGCGGAATTGAACTCTATGGTGTCGACGGTTTTGTTATTGACTCGATTGTCTGTCGTAATATCCCCCTTAGTGCAATTGAGGTGTCGGGGGACCAGGCCGCGATCGAAAATGGCGTGCGGACTGGAGCCGAACCGCTGCCTACCACTCATGGGGCTATCTCAAACGTCATTGTGAAGGGCGCGGGGTGGCAGTCCAAATTCTTGACCGAAGGTGAAGAAACTGAACTATGGGGTGACGCCGGGTACGGGGTGGTGATTCGTGCTGGGGCTCGGGAGGTCGACGTGCGCGGCTTGATTTCATCCGATACGCGCTTCGGCGGGTTTTGTGTTGGTCAACTATCAAATGTCAATAGTGGAGAAGCGTCCCCGAATAAAGCGCAGGCTCACCGGATTCATGCAAGCCATGTACATGTCGATCAGGCCACGGCCCGTGACACTCCCGCCGCGCCTTCTATCCGTTTCGCCTTCGCTTTTCAGTGTTCAATCACAAATTGGACGGCTCGTAATAACGCCGGATCGCAGGGGCTTGTTATTCGGCAGGCTGGTTCTACAAACAACGAGCAAGTCGCGGTTGCCGACGGTTTCAGTGAAAACAACACCTTTGGAATTACTGTGACGGCCGTTTCTGCCACGGTCAAGACGAAGGCGGTTTCCTTCAGTAACGTTACTGCTGTGAAAAACATAACGGATGGATGGCTGCTTGAATGCCCCCGGCTAGCTCTAAGCAATTGCTTTGCCTTTGAAAACGGACGGCACGGGTTTAATTGGCAGAGCCCTGAAGCGGGGGTCGCCTTTGCCTTTCGGTCGTCAATGACTGGTTGCATAAGTCTTGACAACGGTAAGAGTACGACTGGTTATGGGTGTCAACTCAAGAGTGCAACTTACGTAAGGATCGTTGGGTGTGAATTCTCGGATACTCGCGCCGGTGGGGAACGAACTCAAGCGTATGGTGTTCGAGCAATAGAAGCTTCAAATAAAAACATCATCACCGCAAACACAGCCAACAACAACGTTACCGGGCAGGTTGTCACCGTAGGCGCAGAAAACGTTGTGACAGGTAACATTGAAACTTAGGAGAAGTCGTGAAATTTATACTCAACAACCAGCAGGTCTTCCCGGTGGGCACCACGGTCAAAGCCTACCTGCGCACCAACTGGCCGTTGCCGCTGAGCCAGCCCCCCGAAGGTGCTCCCCTGGGTGCCGTTACCGCAGAAGCCGTCGTGGATGCGAGCGGCAATCTGGCTCTCGAAGGTCTCGCCTCAGAAACTCGATACGAGGCCGTTGCCGAAGTAGGCGGAAAATGGCGCTACGTGGCATTCAGGACGGCAAGTCCAAAAGCGACCGCCAAAGGCCTACAGGCGACGACTGGTGAAGGGGCGCCCGGCGAATTCGCTCTGGGGGCTTTCTACATCCAGCAGACGGCTGGGAAAAACGTCGCGCTGTGGCGGGGAAAGGGCGCCGGAGAAGAATCGGAACTCGTCGCCAATCTCGCGAATGCTCTCATCACCCCCGCCGACTTCGCCGGTGCCTACATCGACGGCGCGGTAGGGACGCCGAGCATCCGCACACTCCTGACAACGCTCTCGGCCGACAACACTCACGCTCCGACATCCGAAGCGGTCCTCAACGCCGTCAACGCCGCGATCCAGGGGCTCTCTCCTAAGCCCTCGGCCGCCCTCGCAACGACCGAAGCGCTGCCGCTCAGTGTCTACGTGAACGGCACAGAAGGCAAAGGCGCGACGATCACGGGGACCGCCAACGGCGCGCTCAAACTCGACACCGAAAACGGAGTGGAAGTCGGGCAGCACATCCTCGTCAAGAATCAGGTCGAAGAAGCCGCCAACGGGCTCTACGTGGTCACGCAGACCGGCGGCGTCGCGCTGCCCTTCATCCTCACGCGATCGGTCGAGATGGACCAGGCGACCGAGTTCGAGGGCGCCTTCGTCTTCGTCGAGAGCGGCACCACCAATGCTGGCTCGGGCTGGACCTTCGCTTCCAAGGCCCCGGGCTTCACAGTCGGCACGACGGCCGTCAAATTCACGCAGTTCTCCGGTGCTGGCGAGATCACGGCTGGCACGGGTCTGGCGAAGGCGGGCAACACCCTCAGCATCCCGCCGGAAGGTGTCACGGCCTCGAGGATCGGCAACCTGGGGCTCGGCTCGAGGTTCTCGGTCGACGGTTGGGGAAGCGGCTCGGGCTCCTTCGCCCCCACGGCGCTGGTCGAGTACTGGCTCCCGGTCAAGATCCTCAACCCCTGCAAACTCACCGGCATCACCTACCAAGTGGGGACCGTCTCCAACGGCAAAGTGATCGTCGCCGTCTATAACGCGGCTGGCGAACGGGTAGCGGTCTCCGCGGGGGCGGCTCAGGGAACCGCTGAAGCCATCCAAAAGGTCGCCTTCGAAGCCGCCTTGACTCTCACCGAACCGCAGATCCTCTGGGTCTCGATCCTCTTCGAATCGGCGACCGGAACCTGCATGGGGGCCTTCAATCTCAACCCCTCCAAAAAGGCAACTCAGGCCGAATTCAAAACCGTGACTCCCTTCGTGCCTCCCACCGAACCGGTCGCCTCCAAGGCGCCCTACTTGCTCACCTACTAGCCATGTTCTTCTCTCCGGCAAGCTTCTGGAATCAGCGGCTTCCCGCCAGCGCGCGGGTTGATCCCGACAGTGCCACCTTCGTCGGGAAGCTGACCGGCCAGGGTAAAGCGGCCACCTACGGCTTCAGCTACCAGACGTTCTCGGTCTCGATCTTCTTCGCGACGCCAACGACGCCGACCGTCTCAGTGCGGATCGACCAGCCCGAAGCAGAGGCCGGCACGAGTCCCTACTGGAAAGACCTCGAAACGATCATGGCGGCGGTGCCGATCCCGCCGCAGTGCCGTCCCCCGGGCCCGTTCCCCGGCGACAACCACGTGGTCATCGTGCGGCGCAATCTCGATGGCACCGCCGACATGTGGGAGCTGTGGAAGTTCTCGAAGTTCGAGGTCGACGGCCCTCACTCCGGTGGTCAGGCCACAGGCTGCTCGGCCGGCTGGCTCGAAAAGGCTGGCTTCCACTGCGAGGCCGGTGCCGGCTACGAGGACGTCGCGAAAAGCGTGGGCTTCTTCGACGACACCTCGTGGCCCGGGATCGAAGGGTCCCGTCACTTCAGCGCCTCGGCGTCGGGATTGCCCTTCCTCGGCGGCGCCATCCTGCCGGCCGAGGTGCAGCGCGGCTACATCCCCCACGCGCTCGCCCTGGCGGTGCCCAAAGCCGGCAACGCCAAAGCACCCACCTTCCGCTGGCCCGCCAGCAAGGCAGACGGCGCCTCCGAAGAAGCTGAAGCGATCCAGCAGGGCATGTGCTTCCGGCTGCCCGCTGCCTACGACCTGAGCAAAATCGCCGACTCGGCTATTCGCACCGTCTGCACGGCGATCCGCGACTTCGGGATGTACGTGAACGACAGCGCCGGCAACGTCTCGATCAAGTGCGCCAATGAATACACGGTTCCTGGCTCCCAGGCCACGACGAACGATCCTTGGAAGGGACCGGAAAACAAATTCGGCGGCAAAGAAGCGATCTGGTCGAAATTCCCCAGCGGCGCCGGCGGCCTCGCCGAACAGATCCCCTGGGCCGACCTCCAGGTTGTCGACGCCTCCTATCGCCCCAGCGCGATCGCCGCGGGCAACCTACCGCCAAGGGTCTGAGATGCGTCCAACCCGCCGCACGCAGCCTTACCGCAAAGGAACTCCACGCCAGGGCCCCGCGCTCGCCGCCATGAAGCGCGGCAAGACGGCCTTCGGCCAGCACCCGCAGGATCTACCGCGCCTGGCCTCTAAGCGAGCCGCTCGCCGCCGACGCCGTCTGCGCGTCTAGCTACCTTTTCCGGCATGGAATTCACGCTCGACAGGCCGGAGGTCTTTCCGTCTGGGACCGTGATCGGCGTCTACGATGCCGCCGCGATCCTCAACACCGCCAAGCCACCCACCACGTCGGCGATCCAGACGAAAGAAGGCGTCGAAGGCGCAACTGCCGTGACCTTCACCGGGCTCACCGAAGCCCACGCCTACTACGCAGGCGCCGAAGTTGGCAAAAAATGGCGCTACGCACGCTTCGTGCCGGGCAAAATGGGGCAGAGCCTCAAACCGCCGCAGCGGTATCCGGAACACAGTCCCGGCTAGACCGCCGTCCGCTCTCAGTCCTACTCTCCGGCCCGATGGAGAGTCGAGTACAGCCGACGGTTACGGGGCACTGGAATCGAGGACTTCAGGAGGCGACGTCTCCCGAGCTCTTCGCGCTGGCCGAGCAGGTCGAGAACTTGCAGGCGCAGCCGGGTTTCGCAGCCGTCATGGATTTCGTGGCAAAGGGGCGCGCAAACGTCCTCGAGTCGCTGATCAACGGTCCTACCCGCAGCCAGGCCGACTACGCCCGCCAGATGGGCTACGTCGCCGGCATGGGGGAGCTGCCAAACGCTGTGGAGGCAATCCGCAAGGCCGCCGAGCAACGGCGGGCAAAGCTAGAGGCCCGAGGCGAGGCTGAACGCACCGCCGCGGCCGAGGAGGAATCATGAACCCGAACCCGAGAATCGCCGTCCCAACCGATCCCGCTGCCCTCTCCACGTGGGCCACAGACTTCGAGGCGCTCCACGGCGTCGCGCCGATGGCCGGAGGCGAGACCTTCGGCGCCGGCACCGCCGCGGTCGCTCAGCCCCCCGCACCAGCCGCGCCAGAGCAGGCCGCACCCGCACCCGCGGCCGCTTCCCCGCAGGCCCCTGCTGCCACAGCGCCGGCGACGACCCCTGGAACGCCGGATGCCGCCCCTGCGCCTGGCGCGGAGTCGGCGGCCGCTCCTACGCCCCCCGACTGGGCGCAGACGCTGATCGAGCGCATGGACGAAATCGCCCCCCCGGCGATTGACCCGCTCGCCGCCGAGCTGTTCGGCCAGCCGACACCCGCCGCGCCCCAGGCGCAGCCCCAGGGCTACACGCCCGAGCAACTTGCCGCAGCCCAGGCCGCTGGCCTCGGACTGCCACAGGGAGCGCCCCAGGCGATGCCTGGCGTGCCTCCGCAGGCCGGGCAACCGGTCGTCCCACCCCAAGGAGCACCAGGGGACGAGAGAGCGTTCGTGGATCAACTCATCGACCAGCGGGCCGAGCAGGTCGCGCAGCGGATGATCAAGGAACGCGTCGACCCCTACATCGCAGGTCAAGAGACCCAGCGGCGCCGCAGCGAGGCGATCGCGCTGACGCAGGATTACCCCGAGTTCCGGGATCCCGCCTATCAGTCGTCGATCTCTCAGCGCGCCCGTGGCTGGGCTCAGCAGATCCTCGGGAGTCCCGAGGCCGCCGGCGAGCCCGGCTTCCTTGAGCTCTGTCACCTGGCTGCGAAGCAGCTCGAGGCCATGCAGCAGGAGAAACCTGCCGCACCTGGCCCAGGCGGAGAGGTTCCGATCGAGACACCAGGCGGGGGAAACCCCGGAAGTGCCGTATCACAACCCGATCAGATGGCCGCTGGCATCGTTGCCGCGAGTCCGGGTCGAGGTCTTAGCAAGATCTGGATCTAGCTCGTGTGGCGATGCAGGCCGTGACACAGGAGAAAAAAGACAGATGTTCACCCTCATCGCCATAGCAGCAACCGCGTGGCTTTCGGCTCGGGCTCTACGCAGGGCCAGTCGCGCGCGTTTCGTTCAGGGCATCATCCGCGGCTTCAAGGAGCTGCCCATCGAGGAGACCTTCTCGCTGATCCGCAACCCCGACCGGGCACGGCTCTTCGCCGCGCCCTTCGCCGGCGGGGAAGAAGTGACGGGCCAGCGATCCACCACCAACCTGGCTACCGGCATCCTCGAAATCGATATGCGCGAGCAGATCCTCGAGCTCGAGCCGGATTCCTCACCGCTCCTGATCCTCAGCAAGAAGGCCGAATCCACCCAGGCCATAAACCCAAAGTACACCTGGATGGAGGACAAGCTCAACGCCCGTTTCGACAAAGTCGGCACCGAAGCATCGGCGGTCGAAACCAAAATCAAAGTGAGCACGGCGACCCTCTGGGCCGCTGACGATCTCGCCTTCAACACCCGCACCGGCGAGGTGGTCCGCGTGACCTCGATCGAAGCCGAAAAAATAGTCGCCGTCCGTGGAATCGGCTCGACGGCCGCGATCATGAAAGTCGGCGACGAGCTCATCCGCGTCGGTTCGGCCGCCCAGGAGGGCGCGCTCGACAAGCCGGCTCGCAGCAAGAACCCGGTGGAAATCGAAAATTTCACCCAGATCTTCCGCGAACCGATCGACGCGACCGCAACACAGCTCGCCACCCGTGACCGCACGCAGCCGCGGGACTGGGACCGCCAGATGAACCACGCGGGCATTGAGCACGCGAAGGACATCGAGTACGCGGCGATGCTGGGTAAACCCTCGGTCGACCTGACCGGCACCAACGCCCGTCGCACGACCGGCGGCTTCAACCACTTCGCCACCCAGAACATCACCGACGTCGGGGGCGAAATGACGGAGACCGAGTTCTGGTCCTCGCTGACGTCGCCGTTCCGCTTCGGCAGCCGGACGAAGCTCGGGATCTCCGGGGCAACGGTCAGCTCGATCCTGACCACCTACCCGCGGTCCAAGGTGATCGTCACCCAGCCCGATCCCAGCCTCACCTACGGGATCCACATGGTGCAGCTGATCACCCCCCACGGCAAAATCCTCAACCTGGTCACGCACTGGCTGATGGAGGGTGTCGAACTCTCCAAGCAGCTGTGGATCGTCGACCTCGCCAACGTCGGCTACAAGTACCTCAACGGCGACGAAGGCAACCGCGACACCCACATCAAGCACAACATCCAGGCGCCCGGGCAGGACGGGAAGAAGGACGAGTACCTGACCGAGTGCGGCTTCGTCTACGGCCAGGCCCTCACCCACGGCAAGATCGTCAACATCACGTCCTAGATCGGCGAGCGCGGCGGGGCTTCGGCCTCGCCGCCTAGTCGAAGGGGAAAGGAACCCTTCATGAGCGATGGAACAAGCACCACCACGTTCGTCAGTCCGGTGAACAATCTCTGCGTCGTCAGGGAAAACGCTCGCCGCAAGCCCCTGGGCGAGAATGGCGACTTCATCAACACCCCCGGCAAGCGCTCCCAGTTCATCGACGGCCGGTTGGTCGTCAGCGATCCCGAGGAGCTTCAGGAGCTTCGCGAATCCGACAGCTACGAGAAGCTCTTCTTCGAGCTCGGTAGCGAGCCGGGCCGCGCCGGCGCCTCGACGGCGGAGCTGCACAGGCGGATCATGGATCTGACGTTCGCGGGCGACTATGCCGCGATCGCCGACATCCTGGTCGGGGAGCGGACCAACCTCTCGCGCCCCGACGTGATCGCCTCCTGCGAGGCTGCGATCGCCAACGCCGGAGTCGCAGCGCCCGCCAAGCCGGACACTCCCGAGCACGAGATCGAGCGCATCAGGCTGGGGGCCGCAGTCGGCCCGACGCCCGGCGCGGAAGATCTCGTACCCGCGGAGAGCCCGGAGGGCACGCCGGCCGCCGCGCCGCCGCAGGGCTAGTCCAGGGCTGAGGTCAGCGTGGAAACGCTCGCTGACGCGATCGAACAGCTCGAAGGCCCGGAGAGTTCTGGGTTTAAGTTCAACGGGCCGCAGGCCGCTTTGCTCCTCAACGAGGGGGCGAAGCGGCTTGCGTCGCGATCGGAGTGGATCCGCGCCGAGCTCGAACTTGGCCCCACCGTCGCCACCCAGGAGGAGTACGACCTCCCCGGCAACGTGGTCAAACTCCTCCGCGTCGCCGTCGCCGGCTACCCCTACGAACGCAGCGATCTCCCGACGCTGTGGGACCTGCGGCTTGGCCGGATGAGCTTGACGCGGCCCAGCGAAGGCGGCATCTTCGCGGAGCGCTTCGGCGAAGACGGCATCGAAAGGAAGTTCTCGCTGTGGCTGCCGCCCTCCCAGGACGGCCTTTCGGTCACCGGCCTCTCGGCGATCACGCCGGCCGACATGGCGCCGGGCGACACCATCCCCTTCCCGGTCGAGTTCCGCCGGGCGATCCTCGACTACGCCAAGGGCATCGCCTACGAGGACGTCGATGAGAATCCTCAGTCCGGCAACTACTTCCTCGAGCGCGCCGACGCTCGAGCGGGCGAACTCTTCGTGCTTGCCAACAAGCGCACCGGTGCGGGCCCCCACAAGGCGCACGTCGCCGGCCACAACCGCTGATGCCGCTCGGGAGGGAAGCCCAACTCGACTTCTCCGCCGGCGAGCAGCGAGACGTTGCGCCTCACCTGATCGACCCCCGCGGCTTCTTCCTCGGTGAAAACGGGCTGCTAAGCGACGACGGCTCGATCTTCAAGCGCGGAGGCTCTGTCGCCGTCGCTAACGCTCCGTTCGGCACCGCCCTGCGCTACGTGTGGGATGGGTGGCTCCAGCCCGGCAGGCGCACGTTCCTGGCGTCCACGAGCGCATATGGCACCCTGGCTGAAGACGGCAAAACGCCAATCAGCCTCGGCCTCGGTGGCTACTCGAGCGTGCCGAAGCTCGCCCGGGCCATCCAGGGAATGCTCTTCATCCCCGGCGGCAAAATCTGGGGCGGCTCGAGGAAGACTGCGGAATACAACACCGGTTCTATAACGGCCACCAATGGCTCCCGCAACGTCGTCGGCGCCGGCACGAAATGGCTCGCCAACGTCGACATCGGGATGCTGTTTCGCCTCGCCAAAGGCGGTCAGCGCGTCTACGTGGTCAGTGCTGTGCGCTCAGACACCGAAATCGAACTTCGCGATCTCTACGAAGGGACCACCGAAGCCGCGATCGCCTACACCCTCAAGCCTCTCGAGGACGCAACGGCGCCCTACAAGACGGCCGACCTGATCGCGGTCTCCGGGCGGCGGCTGATCGTTTGCACCGGTAACGAATTCCTCTTCTCCGAGCCCGACAAGCCGCACCTGTGGGAAGCCAAAATCCCTCCCTCGGAAACGGTGGTCCAGAACCGTCATGTGCTGCAAGAGGGCGTGATCATCCTCGGGGTTGAGTCGATCGGCGTCGACCGCGCCCTGATCATGCACACCGGTGGCGTGACGGTGGCCTCCAACTTGGCCGTGCCGATCGTCGACAGCCTTGGTGCCGACCTTCATCGCCTCGATCTCTTCAGCCGCGACATCGTGCTCTGGGGGCCAGCAGGCATCACAGGCTTCTCTGGCTCGCTCGTGGTGCCGGCGACCGACGACGTCTACTTGATGGACGGGACCAGCACACCGACGCAGCTCAGCGAAGCGATCGCACCGCTCTATCGCCAGCACGTCCTCGAAGGCCACGTCCCCGGCGCTGCCTGGGTCGACCGCGACCACTACTTCCTACCGGTGCTCGACTCCAGCGGCGTGCCGGTCGACCTCCTGACCTGTCGGATGGACCGTCCTTATCGATCTCGCGGTCGTGAGCTCTTCCCTTGGACCTACCAGGCCGGCTCGGGCGCGAAGATCTCCGCCGCGGTGCGGCGTGACCCGGCCGTTCCCGGCGAAATCCCGGCGGTCTATGCGGCGTGCAGCGATGGGCGCCTCGTGGACGTCTCGACCTACTTCCTCCCGACCGCCGCCGTCAAGAAAGATCACGACGGCACAACGCCGAACTTCGCGCTGATCACCCGCGACTACGAAGCGGGCAACCTGGCGATCGCACGCTTCCGCCGGCTTGACCTGCTCTACGAGCTGACCGCTGACACCGGCGAAGAACCGTTGATCACCGCCGAGATCGGCACGGGTATCCGCAGGAAAGGGATCCCGGCGTGGAACGAGGTCAACTGGGACGAGTTCGAATGGGCGGCCGGGGAAGAACTCGAGTTCGATCTTCTCGACGGCATGGCCGTCCCCAACTTCGGGCCGGCGGCGGCCCTCGCGCAGAACGCCTGGACGTGGCGCTCGGCGACGAGAGCGCGCTACGCCCGCTTCCGCATCCAATGCGCCGACCCGGTTGCGAAACTCACGATCCGAAGCGTGGTCGTGTTTGTCGCCCGACCGGGCGGTGTCCGATTGACAAAGGTGGTCTAGATGGGTCTCGTGGTCCTTCCGAAAACGCTGGTCGCCCACACCGATGCCGTCGCTGCTGACGTCATGGCGGACCTCAATGCGATCGTCGCCCAGGTCAACGGCGGCCTCACGGCGGAAAACCTCGCTTCTGTGTTGCGCCAGGCGCTTGCCGAACCTGGCGATATCAAGGCCTCCGGTCGCTCTGCGGCGCCCTCGGGCTGGCTGCTATGCGAAGGGCAGGCCGTCTCACGGGCGACGTTCGCTGCGCTTTTCAGTGCGCTAGGGACCGCCTATGGCGCCGGCGACGGCTCGACAACCTTCAATGTGCCAGACCTGCGTGGTCGTTTTCCGGCCGGGGTCGACGGTGCAGCGGGAAGGCTGACGGCCAGCAACGCGCGAGGACAGTCGGCCGGCCAGGAGAAGCTACGCAAACACTCTCACTCGATCTCTTTCAACTCGGGCGATGAGAGTACGGCTCACCCCCATACGCTGCCCTATTTCGAAGCCACCCGCCACGAAGGCAGCGGCTTCGCCTATACCACGCTTGCCCCCGGCGGTAGCGGAACGGCGACGAACTTCAACACACTTGGGCACGTCCACGCGATAGTCGGAGGAACCGGCTCAGTCGGGCAGGGCGGCGAAGATGAAATGCAGATGCCCCCCTACCAAGTCGTAAACTGGATGGTGAAGACTTGACCCCCGGTGATGCAGGCGGCATCGGCAGGATCAAAACTGAGGCCGATCTCGAGCGCTTCGTCCGCTCGCTGATCGAGCAGCAGCAGCTCAACACCTCGCAGAGTCTCCCGGGCCAACTCGCCCTTGTGGATGCTCGGCTCAAAAAAGGCGGCCTGTAGTGGCGAGGGTGACTAAACGACAGACGGGCGGCACTCAGGCACCTGCTCGAGGTGGCGGAGGTGGCGACAAACAGAAAACCCCTCCGTCTCGCCGCTCTGGCGGTGGGGCCGTCCTCGGCTACACCTTCCCCGAGCTCGCCGGGCCGCCTCCGGGCACCTTCGATCCCGGCCTCGAAGCGCAGGTTCGCTCTTCTCAGCGCGGCCTGCTCGACCTGATCGAAAAAACCCGCCTCGAAGGTCACCGCCAGCACCAGGATGTCGGCCAGAAACGGCGCGAAACGCTCCTTGCCCAGCGCCAGGGTCAGAGCGACATCGCCCGCAGTCGCGGCTACGCCCAGGCCGATGCCGGCTACGCCCAGGGCCAACTCAGCACCAGCTTCGCCCGCGACATCGAAGACCTAGGCCGCGCTAAACAGCAGGGCGGCGAAGCCTACGAACGCGCCCTCACCGACATGCAGCACCGCTACGCCGCCGAAGCCCAGGGCCAGCAGGCCCACGGCATCCAGCAGGGCACCGACGAGGCCGGCTCCAATGCTGCCTCTGCGGCCGTGCGGGGTGCCAACCAGGGCCACGACCAGTTCGAACTTGAACGCCAGCACCGCGAACAGGACGAAGAAATCGCCCTGCGCGAAGGCCGCGCTCGCGAAGATTTCGCGACTCAGAGCGCCCACTTGCAGGGCGACCTAGGGCGGCAACTGACGGACTACGGCGTCCAGTCTCGGCGCCTCAACCAAGGCACTCATCGAGAAACCAACCAGCTCTCCCTCGCCGCTCTTCGTGCCAACCAGGACCGTGCCACGGCGCTTTCCCATGCCAAGCGCGAGCAGGGCATCTACCAGACCGACGTCACCTCTCAGGAGTACTTCCAAGCCCACCAG